ACACCACCATGATCGATGCAACCACCACCTCCGAAACCAGCACCACCGCGGACAGCGCCGCTGTTCCCGCGTCCACCGCACCCGCTGCTAACACCAGCGTCACAACCGAAGGGACACTCCTTTCCGGTGCGCCTGCCAGCGCCACCGACGCGCCAGCGCCCGCAGTAGCCGAAAAGCCCGAATGGGTTCCCGAAAAGTATTGGCGCAACGACAAGATCGACGTCGAGTCGATGGCCAAAGGGTTCAACGGGTTGGAGCAACTTTTGGGCAAGAAGGCCAACGCCATCGTTCCTCCCAACGAGAAGTCCACGCCGGAGGAAATTTCCGCCTACCGCAAGGCCATCGGCGTTCCCGAATCGCCCGAAGCCTACAACCTCAAACCGGAGCAACTGCCGGAAGGCGTCGTCTGGGATGAGAACGTGGCCAAGCGTGCCGCGGAACTGGCCCACAAGCACCACATTCCTGCCGCCGCCATGCAGGAGTTCATGCGCTTCGACATGGAGCGGGCCGCGCTGATGAACCAAGCCGCGGCCCAGATGATCGAAACCCAACTGGAAACCGGACGCGCCGAATTGCAAGCAGTCTGGGGCGACAAGATGCCGGAGAAGATCGAACTGGCCCGCCGCGCCGCGGTGACCGCCGGAGTCGATCCGACCAGCCAAGGCTTTGTTGATCCGCAAGTGGTCAAGGCCATCGTCAACCTCGCGGAGAAGTTGTCCGACGACAAGTTGGTGGCCGGTGACCAGACCGGAGCGAGCAGCACCCGCGCCCGCGCACGGGACATTATGACCAACCAAGCCAACCCGCTCTACTCCCGCTACCAAGAGGGTGACGCGGAGGTGGTTGACCAAGTGCGCCGGATGCTGACCAGCGCCTAATCGACTCACCATGTCTAAAAAACCATCACGCCCGCAGTTGCTGGTCGTCGTCAGCGATCTGCATTGCGGGTCGAGCGTAGGGTTGATGCCGCCGGACAGCGAAAGCATCAACGGCAACACCATCGGATTCGGCAAAAACATCCACCAAGCGTGGCTCTGGGAAAAGTGGCAGGAGGCACAGGCCCAAGTGTCGGAGATTGTGGGCAGCGATCCTTTTGTGTTGTTGGTCAACGGTGATGCCACAGAGGGCATCCACCACAAGTCGCCGGAAGTCGTCGCCACATTGATCGAACTGCACTGCAAGATGGCCGCAGAGGCGCTGCGACTTATGTCCCAAGCCGCCGCGCAGACGCTGGTAGTCAAAGGCACCGAGTGCCACACCCACGAGATTGAATCGTATCTGGCCCGCTTGATCGGAGCCAAGGATGGCGTGGCCCGCGAAAAGTGGCTCTTCCGTATTCATGGCACACTGATAGACGCCACCCACCACATTGGCGTGACCAGCCGCGCTTATTTGGAGGCCACCGCCATGAGCATTGCGATGGGCAACGCCCGCCTCAACTCGCTTCGCGCCGGTCACGAACCCGCCAAGGTCTTTCTTCGCGCCCACCGCCATTGCGGCGGATGGTTTAGCGACGGGGCGTCCATGCTGGGCATTACCGGCGGATGGCAGTTTCTGACAAGGCACGCCCACAAGGTGGTGCCGGATGCGATCCCGCGCCCCAGCATGATGGTGCTGGACTGGCGCAACCAGCCGGAGGGCGCACTGCCAAACGTCCACAATCTGCACTTTAACCCACCCGCGCCGGAAGTTGCCGAGTTATGAAGGAAAAACTCAAAGACAAATACCACGACTGCGGCCACCGCCCGCGCAACACCGACAAGCGCAAGCGGGTGGCCAAGGTTGAACCACAAACGCAGAACGAGATACACCAGCCAACAGGCACAAAAGCCCAAACGAATGGCCAAGGTTGGGAGTGTTTTCGCTGCCACAGGATTAACGCACCATTTGTCCAGCAATGCAGTTGCAGCGGCTATTTCACTACAACATATCCGAACACGCCCCCGCATTGGCCTTGGTGGAGGCAGTATGAAATCACTTGTGCTTCAAGCGCGACGCACGATCCAAAGGTTGTTTGTTATGCGTCAATCTAAAGTCACTGCCGAGGCATTGTCAGCGTCAGCATGGGCCGCAGCTTTGGCCACACCAATGGCCAGCGATGTGGTTCCCGAAGGCTGGAGAACAACCCGCGAGGTCGCCGCCGAACTGGGCAAAAGCTACAGCTACACCGGCAAGCTGCTGGGCGATGCGGTGATTGATGGCCGCTGCCAAAGACAACCCTTCCGCATCCGCGTCAACGGCAGAAGTCGCGCCGTGCCGCACTACAAGCTGTCAAAATGAGCCGCCGCATCCCCACCAAGCGAGTCGCCCTCGACGGCAAGTGTTGGAGGGTCAAGCTCCAGCGACCGCCGGAGCGCGAGCCTGTGGACGGACTGTGCGTCCGAGACGATAGAACCGTCTACATCCACCCAGACGCTATTGCCCACCGCGGCAAAGAACTTGTCATCCATGAACTGCTTCACGCCCGCTTTTGGGACATCGAAGAAGACGCCATTGCCGAAGTCAGTCTGGTTATTGCCGAGGTGATGGGCTGGGTTGAGCGCAAGAACGACGGAGTCATCGGGTGACCTTTGTCCCGCTACTCATCTGCACGCTCTGCTACGGCTGGACGGCGGTGGGGTTTTACATGCAGGACGACCGCCCCATGTGCGCGGTCTTCGTCGGCTACATGTTCAGCAACTTCGCGTTCCTCTACATCGCTCTTCTAAGCATGCGGTGAATTGTCACAAAGTGACAACTTTTGTTCAGAAATCGAAGGCGTCGAAATGTCGTTAAGCGAGCAAGGTTAGCCAGCGTCTAACCAAACGCCGCAGGCTGAAGCGTCCCGCGGGACACTTCGGACTGACGCGCTCGACGTAGCCAACCGCTCCGTAGGGGCCGAAATACAGCCCCAGTTCATGGGATCGGTGCATAGTGTTTCTCCTTTCGTCCAAGACAGCAGAACGCAGCGAGCGGCGTGCTGCAATATTTTTTGACTAAACCCTTGCGCCACTTCCGGCGCAGCGCAATTCTCGCAAACAGTTAGGCAGACACCTCCTCGTTGAGCCTGCCCGACGGCAACCCAAGGCCGACGACCCGTCACGAACGGATACTCGGTAGCGCCGCGGGACAGAAACCAACAACAACCCGACCAGATCCGCACGATGCGGGTTTAGTCAAAACCAAAGGAGAAACAACTATGTCTGCTATTGCACAAATCCCGCAGTATTTCACGACGGAGTTCACCTCCAACTGGGAACACCTTCTTCAGCAGAAGGTTTCCAAGTTGCGTGAGTTCGTGTCCGTGGAGTCCGTTCGCGGCAAAGAAAAAACATTCAACCAAATGGCTGCGGTCGAAATGACCAAAATCACCGCCCGCGCCGCCGACACCAACATCAGCGATGTGGCCCTCGCCAAACGCTGGCTCCGTCCGTATCCCTACGAACACGCCACCCTCTTTGACGAGTGGGATGCCGAGTATCTGGGTGAGGTCAGCCTGCCGCAGTCCGAGACGGTCAACAACCACGCGATGGCTTACCTTCGCACCTGCGACAAGGTCATCATCGACGCGGCGCTGGGTTCTGCCTACACGGGCGAAACCGGCGTCACCCCGACCGCTTTGCCCGCTGGGCAGAAGGTCGCCGTGGACTACGTCGAAACCGGCAGCACCGCCAACAGCGGTCTGACCATTGCGAAACTTCGCCAAGCCTCCTATCTGCTCAACGACGCAGAGGTGGACGACAGCGATCCTCGCATCATTGTGGTCAGCGCCAAGCAACTCCAAGATTTGCTTCGCACGACCGAGGTGATCAGCGCCGACTACAACAGCGTCAAGGCGCTGGTGCAGGGCCAACTCGACACCTTCATGGGCTTCAAGTTCCGCCGCGTGGCGTCGTCCTTGCTTCCCTACAACTCCAGCACTGGTGTTCGCACTTGCTTCGCCTACGTCCGCTCCGGCCTCAAACTGGCCGACGCCGGTCGCAAGGTGCATGTGGACATCCGCGCCGACAAGAGCCACGCCCTGCAAATCCGCACGGTGGCGAGCCTTGGCGCGACCCGCATGGAAGAGAAGAAGGTCGTCGAAATCGCAGCCGACGAGGTTCTCTAATCATCAACAACCAACCATAGGAGAATCATAATATGGCTACGTTCTACACCGACATCGCTCCCGAAAATCTGGAGCTTAACGTCCGCAACCGCGTGGACGGCGACCTTGTCAAAGGCAACGTCGTTTACGCGCAAGCGACCTACACATGCACCGGCACGGAAGCGGCGACCGGCGACAGCATCAACATTGCTGTTCTGCCCGTTGGCGCGATCCCGCTCCCCGAACTTTGGCGCGTCTCCAACGAGGCGTCCTTGGGCGGTTCTTCGGTTGCCATCTCCACGATTGGGGATGCTTCCGACGTTGACCGCTACAGCGCGACTTCGATCTCGCTGAACAGTTCGACCGCAGGCTCCGCGGCAGTCACTGCCGCTGTGGCGACGAGCGTGCTTCCGCGCTACGTCATCACCGCCGACACCCGCACAGTGACGGCGGCGTTCGCCCGCACCAACGCGGTCACCGCCGGTAAGAAGATTGCCTTCTTGCTCGCGTTCCGCATGCCGTAAGGCACTCACAGCCGCTGGCAGACCGGCTTCAATAGTCTGCCACCCTTTTTCTAACTTTCATGGCCGACGAAACATCCATCTGCAACTTGGCTTTGGCCAAACTGGGCATCAGCCCAATCATGGCGCTGACCGACGACAGCAAGCAGGCCCAGTTTTGCAACCGCTTCTTCGCCCAGACCCGCGACGAAGTCCTGCAAGGGCATCGCTGGAACTTCGCCATGCGCCGCGCCGCGCTTAACAAGCTGGCCACCGCCCCGCAGAGCGAATGGGCCAGCGCCTACCAGTTGCCGGTCGATTGCCTGCGCGTCGTCCAACTTAATGGCTACGAACCCAACGAAAGGCTGGGGGAGTTCAGCGTCGAAGCCGACCAGCTTCTGACCAATGCCGAGGAGGCCAGTATTCGGTATATCGCCCGCGTCGAGGACGGATCGTTTTACCACCCGCTCTTTGTCCACGCCTTGGCCACCATGCTGGCCTCGCGTTTGGCAGGCCCGCTGACCGGAAGCCGCAACATGCCGCAAGAACTACTCCAAGAATACGAGGCGTTGACCGGCCCCAAGGCCCGCATGGCCGACGCCTTTGAGGAGCGTCTGCGCCGCAAGATGCCGTGGACGAACAGCGACCTTGTCGCCGCCCGCTACACCAAGTTCCCGTCCAGCCAATAGGTCATGGCCAATCTCCTCGTCACCGCCCTCAATGCAGGCGAGTTGAGTCCTTACATGGACGCCCGCACGGACGTCGAAAAATACCGCAGCGGATGCCGCACGCTGGAAAACATGGTCGTCCTGCCCTACGGGGGCGTCTACCGCCGCGCTGGCACCGAGTATCTGGGCGAGGCCAAAAACGCCAACCAGCGTTGCCGTTTGATCGGGTTTAACTTCAGCGTGACCACCCGCTTTGTCTTGGAGTTTGGCCACCAATACATCCGGTTCTGGGGCAACGACTCACAAGTGCTTTCCGGCGGTTCGCCCTTGGAAGTGGCCAGTCCCTACCAAGAGAGCGAACTGCGCGAACTGCAATACGTTCAAGTCAACGACATCATGTATATCGCGCACGCCAACCACGCGCCGCGCAAGCTGACCCGCGTCAGCGACACGAACTGGACGCTGACCACCGTGGCGTGGAAATACCCGCCCCTCCTCGACCAGAACCTCACGACCACCACCATCGCTTCCTCCGCGGCATCCGGCAGCGCCACGCTGACCGGTAGCGCGTCTGTTTTCCAAGCGGGCCATGTGGGTAGCCAGTGGGCTATCCAGTGGCCGCGCAACAGCGGGGCGGTGGATGAAACCATTGACGCCAACAAGGTCAGCCAAGGAACGCTCGACATCCAAGGATCGTGGACAATCACCACGGTAGGAACGTGGATTGGCAAAATCCGCCTGCTCCGAATCCCGCAGGAGAAAATGGATTCTAACGGAGGGCGGGATCTGACCGCCTTGGCCCGCTCGACGACGACCGCGACAGCCACCCGCACCGCCCACGGCTACGCTACGGGCGACGAAGTTTTCATTCCCTCCACCGTGGCCGCGCCCTTTGCCGGAACCTATACCATCACCGTTACTGGAGCCGACACCTACACCTTCACTGTGGCCAACAGCGGGGCCGCGTCGGCCAGCGATGCGCCCGTGCAGAACTTGACCAAGATGGAAGTGGTGCGGGAGTTCACCTCGCTGACCACCGCCCGCAATTTCACCGCCACCGGCACCGAGGACGAGCGCGTCGGCCTCAAGCTGCGCGTCACCGACTACGTCTCCAACACCAGCGCCCGCGTCTTCCTTGAATCCACCGATTTCAACTCCGGCGGCACCGTCACGATCAACAGCGTGGCCAGCGGCACCAGCGCCGGAGCCACGGTCAACAAGTGGCTGGGATCGGTCATCACCGGAACCACCCAGTGGAGCGAGGCCGCGTTTTCCGCGGTGCGCGGCTACCCGCGGGCCGTTGCCATCCACGAACAGCGCCTGTGCTTTGGCGGCACCGCCCACCAGCCGAATACCGTTTGGTGCAGCAAGGTGGACGACTTTGAAAATTTCCAACTGGGAGTTGGCGCGGACGACGGGCTGCAATTCACCGTGGCTTCCTCCGAAGGCAACCGCATCGAGTGGATGTTCAGCCAGAAGCGCCTCATGCTGGGAACCAGCGGCGACGAGTGGACAATCGGCGGGGCCGACAGCGGGCAAGCGTTTAGTTCGACCAACGTGCAGGCCCAGAAGCAAAGCAGCTTCGGATCGAAGACCATGCGGGCCATCCTGCTCAACGACGTCCTGCTTTTCGTCCAGCGCCGCGGGCGCAAGGTGCGCGAACTAACCTATAACTTTGAGCGCGACGGGTGGGTTGCACCGGATCTGACCGTCCTGTCCGAGCATGTGACCCAAGGCGAACTGGTCGAACTGGCCTTCCAGCAGCAGCCCGACGCCATCCTTTGGGCAGTGCGGGGCGACGGCCAACTGGTGGGCATGTCCTACGAGCGCGACCAAGAGGTCGTCGCATGGCACCGGCACACCACCGACGGGGAATTTGAATCTGTCGCCACCGTCTACGGACTCTCCGGTGCGGACGACGAGGTCTGGCTGGTGGTCAAACGCACGATCAACGGGCAGACCAAACGCTACATCGAACGCTTCAAGGCCGACAACCGCGCCAAGTTTGAGGCCCAGACCAAGGACGACTGGTGGTATCTGGACTGTGCCAAACGCTATTCCGGCACCGCCACGGCCACCATTACCGGACTATCCCACTTGGAGGGCAAAACGGTCAGCGTCTTGGCCAACGGGGCCGTCCAGCCCGACGAGACGGTCGCCAGCGGTCAGGTCACCCTCGACAAGACCTACACCAAGGTTCTGGCCGGTCTGCCCTACACCTCGACCATCCTGCCCATGAAGTTCGACTTTGATCTGCGCGACGGCCCGACCCGCGGACGCAAGAAGCGCATCAACCGCGTGGAAGTCAGCTTGTTCAAGTCTCTGGCAGGGGAGGCCAGCACCAACGGCACGGAGTGGCTCTGGATCTACCCGCGGGACTTCGATGACCCTATGGACGCCAGCCCGCCGCCCTTTTCCGGCGATGCGGAGGTCGTCGTCGCGGGCGACTATTCCGACGACAGCGACATCTATTTGCGCCAGCGCCTGCCTTACCCGTTCACCGTCCGCGCCCTTGTCGTAAAGCTCGACGCATACGGAGATTGACAATAGTGTGATTTGACTAAACCCATGAGCCAGCCCGTTCTTCAACTTCGCATGTTCGACCGCGACAAGGATCACGCGCTGCTCGTCGATTGGTGCAACGCGCACGGCGGCGAAGTCACTCCGGCCCATTTGCTTCCGCCGCTTGGCGTGATCGTGCAGCAAGACGGCGAGGATGCCGCCATGCTCTTTTTGTATTACGCGCTCTCCGCGGGCGTCTGCTTTGTCGATTGCGCGGCCACCCGCCCGAAACTTTCCCTCAAAGAATCCATCGAGTGCTTCGATGTTGCCATTGGCTACCTCAAGAGCGAGGCGCGTCATAATGGCTACCATGTCATGCTTGCCCACGCCTCTCCGGCAGTGGCGCGTTGCCTGTCGCGGATCGGGTTCCAAAAAAACAAGGAGTCTTTGGTCAGAATGTTTTGTCTGACCGACGAAAACTAAATGCCACAAATCGCCGTCCCTCTTGCCATTACCGCCGCGGTGTCCAGCTTGGCCTCCGCGGGTATTTCTTACTACGGCCAGCAGCAGCAAGCCGCCTCTGCCGAGCGCCTCGCCAACTACAACTACCAAGTGCAACTGCAACAAATGCAGATGCAGGCGCAGATGCAAAAAGTCGCCGCTGAACAGCAATACCAAGCGGGCATGCAGAACGCCACCGCGATGCAGAACGAGGGTCTGCGCGTGGAACAGGAGGCCCGCGAACGGGCCAAGCGTATGCGGGCCGAAAACGAACGTCTCTTGGGCCAGCAGCGAGCGCAGTTTGGCAAGGCGGGCGTGACCAGCGCCGGTTCGCCATTGGCCGTCATGGCCGAGTCTGCCGGATTGATGGAACTCGCCGTTGGCGACGAACTCTACAAGGCTGACATGGAGCGCAGCGCCTACTACCGCAAAGCCGAGGTCGAGAAGTGGCAGGCCGGATACTCTTTGGTGGACAAAGCCGCCGCCGACTACAACGCGGCCAGCGCGTCCTTCCGCGCCCAGCCGATCCTCTTGGAAGGCCAGAACACCGCCAGCGCCCTGCGCGTCAATAGCTACGGGTCGCTGATCTCCGGCGTCTCTCAAGCGGCGAGCATTGGCAGCAACTTTAACTTTGGCGGGGGTAAACGGAACCCAGCGGGCTACAATAATTTTGATTACGGGTCTGGCACAGGAGCTTAAAAAATGGCCAACATCCCACTCGTCCAAATTCCCAACGCTCCCGCGACCGGCTCGACCGCCGTGCCGCTGCCGGTGGGCGCGATCCGCGCTCCGAATGTCGAACTCATGGGCATGATCGACGACGCCAGCTACATGGCGGTGGGCCGCGCCTACGAGAACCTTGGCAACGCCGGTCAGCAAGCGGCCAATGTGCTGGGCGACTTTTCGCTGTCAATGGCCCGCGCCAGCGACGAGGCCAACCTTGCCGCCGCCGACCGAATCAAGACGGACATGGTTTCCAAGTTCGACGCCGAGGTTGCCACCAAGCCGGAGAGCGAATGGAACGCGATTTGGGAAAACAACTACGCGCCCAAGCTGCGCGACCAAGTGTCGTCCCTCAAGATGACCACCCGCGACGGACTCAACCGGCGCGACACTTGGCTGGCCAACACCGAGAACGGAATCAAAGCGCAAGTGTTTACCAGCGCCAACAAGGCCATGATCGGACGCGCCACGCAGGAGCAGACCAACCTTGTCGAGCGAGCCAAGGCCGAAGGGCGCTACGAAGACGCGATGGCCGCTCTGCGCCGCGGGGCCGAGGTGGGCCTGTGGACACCGGAAGCTGCCGACGCGGGCATGATCAAAATCGAACAAGAGCAAAAGGCCGAAACCAAGCGCCAACTGTGGGAAACCGTTGACACCCAAATGATCCAGCGTCTGGCCGACGGAAGCACCGCAGAGGCTGACGAGGTGACCGCGGATCTGCGCCAAGCGGTCGAAAGCGGATCGTTTAAAAGCAAGTTTTTCCCATCACTCAACGGCGAGCCAGCCGACATCAAAAAGGCGCTCAAAATGTGGGAGGGCCACAGCCAAAACGCCACCATCGACAAATACAACGAAGCCGTCACCGGCATTGCCGAAGGGCAATACGGAACCGTCGAACAACTGCGCGAGCAATGGGGCGACAAGATCGACACCATCAATATGCAAAAGTTGGAGGCGGCGTTTAGCCAGTCGCCCGAAGAACAGGCCAAACGTCTTGCCGAGCGCCCTCAACTGGTCACCGCCATCGAAATGTTTGAAGCAGCCAATGACCCGAAGAGCGTTGAGTTCACCCGTCTGCTCGCGTGGATTCACACTATGCCAGCCGGATACCAAGCCGATTTGAGCGACATGCTGCGCGACAAACAGCGCAACAGCCAGCCCAAGCCCAGCACCGCCATCGAAGCCATCAAGCAGCGCAGCCGCGAGATGTTCACGCTGGGCAAATACGGTTCCATCAAAAGCGAAGAAGCGTGGCAAGCGGCCAAAACGCGCCAATCCCGCGAGATCGACATGCTCAATAGTTGGGCGTCGGCCAACCCGAAGGAAGCCGCCGACGCGACCAAAGTCACCGAGCAATACAACCAGATCCGCACCAAGATTTACCAAGAGGACATGGCCGATGGCGTGGCCGACACGCCCAAGCCAGAAATGCTCCAAGCGCCGACCATCAACCCGCGGCGCGTGTTGCAAGACCCGCGCTTTGGCCCGCAGACCAACGCCGGAACACGCCGCGCTCCAGCCTCCATCCGCAACAACAACGCCGGAGCCATGTGGTATGTCGGAGGATGGCAAAAGAAATTCGGTGCCGAGTATGGCCAAAAGCTCAACGACGGCTTGGGCCAAGGCAACCAGATCGCCAAGTTCCCCACGCCGGTTCATGGAGCCGCCGCGCTGCTTTACCAACTTGACCGGCCCAGCTACCGCAACAGCAGCGTGCGCCAAGCCATTTCCAAGTGGAGCGGGGGCAATAATGTGTCCAGCTACCTCTCCATCTTGCGAAGCGCCGGATTCACCGCCGACCAAAGCGTGGCCGAAATCATGGCGTCACCCGAAGACGCGATTGCCTTTGCCCAAGCGATGGCTCGCCACGAAGCCGGACAAGACTTCCCGCTCGACAACAGCGGATGGCAACAAGCCTACGAGATGTATCGCAGCGCATGACCCCGACCATGCTCAACGAGGGACGCGCTGCTTCCCGCGGCGCGGCAGGCAGGCAAACCGCAGACTTCACGCTGGCCATCGATGACAAGCGGGCCAGCGAACTCTACGACTCCTTCGATTCGGCCAGTCCGATGGAACAGGATCAATACCGCAGCGCCCTCCGCAACTGGGCGGAAACCAAGCTGGCCGAGGAGCAGTCGCGCAACTACGACGATCTGACCGGCATCTATGCCGACGTCAACCGCTGGTGGGAAGACTCCGGCGGCGGGCAGGCCGACGACGAGGTCAAATTCGGCGCGGCCAACCGCAAGTTCATTGCCGCCCAGACCGGCCAGACCGCCCGCGAAATGGGCGACCTTTATCCAAGCGAACGCGACCGCTGGTTTTTGCAGACCTTCGGCCAAGCCCCGAAGACGGAATCTGAAGCCTATCAGACGATTGGAAAACTGCTCCAAACACGCCAACAGACCAAACAGGCTTTGCGTGAACTGCCCTCTACGCTGGCCCTTAACTTGATGCGCCCCGCCGCCACTGGCACCGACGCGCCGGAACTGGCCAGCCTCGATCTTTTTAACGCATGGAAGGAGCGCCACGCCGACATCCTGCAAGACCTTCCCGAAGACTGGGAAAGCAGGGCAATGGAGCAGGCTGAAGAGATCCGCCAAAGCACGACCGACCTCATGCGCGAGATCGGCCCCGACGCCAAGAAAGCGTGGGACATCCTGCAAAAGTGGAGCCGTCCCGAAGCAAACGATGCCGGAGTGACGGATCAATCTTCAGTCATCCGCCAAGACGTCGAAGACCTTGCCAAAAATCTCACCAACATGCCCAAAGACCGCCAAGACCGGCTTTTTGAGGCGCTTTACCGCGCCGCCGAAGCCACGGGCGCGGGCATGGGCAAGGGATTCTTTGAAAAGGTGGGCGAGGGGTTGGTGCGCGGCGGCGTTAAACTCTACGATGACAACGTCATGGGGGCCGAGGATCGCGCCCTGCGCCTCAACGTCACCCGCCTCCAACGCGGCGGCACGCTTTACGAGATGGCCGACGGCACAGTTGGCACCCAAGAGGACATCGCCCGCTGGGCCTCCACCGGTAACTACAACGCCACCAAACTGCTGGCCGACCCCAGCTTCCAAGCCGGAACCGGCAACGTCAGCGACGAGCGCCGCCGCGAACTGCTGGACTCCAACGAACAGCGACTGCGCGAAATGCAAACTCTTCGCAAGGTTCGCCAGTTAGCCGAGGGGGCCATAGACCCACTAAAGACCGAACTCGACGGCTTGGCCGGTTCACTTGTTCAAGGCGCTTACACTTTCAGCCAAAGCGCCGCCTACACCGCAATGGCGGCTATTCCCTATGTCGGCCTTCCCGCCGTGGTTTACTCGCTGGGCAACAGCAACTACTTCCGCATGCTCGATGAGTATCCCGACATCGACACCGACTTTGCTTGGACTTTGAGCATGGCCATCGGTGCGCCGCAGGCCGTTGTCGAACGATTTAAAGCCAACGCCCTCTTGGGCAAATCTCCGGCCCTCAACGCGCTGATGAAGAAAATGACCGACGCCCGCACCCCGCTGGCCGCACGCATCGGCGTGGCTTACGGGGCGAATGTCGCCTACCAAACCGGACAAGAATTTATTCAAGAGGCCATGCCGGTGCTGGGCGACCAGATGGCCGCGGCCATCCGCGAAGACATGCCGGAGTTCGATGCCGCCAAAGCGTGGGGCGCTTACGTTGACCAAACGCCGGAAATCTTTTTTTCCATGCTGTGGGCGGGCTTGATTGGCGGTGGCGTCGTCACTTTGCAGGAGTTTAAGCGGGACGGCATTTTCCTCACCAACGTGGGCGAACTTGAAAATGTTGGCGTGGTGGGAGAAGTCGCCCGCGACATCGCCGCGGAGCCGGATGTCAACGTCCGCAACGAAAAGCTCAAGACCGCGCTCAACAACCGCAGGCCCGAAGACATCCAAGCGGGCATTACCAAGCGTGCCGCCGCGCTGGAAGCCGCCGGAAAGCAGCAGGGACGCGAACTCCCGACTCGCCACACCGCGACCGACGCCGAGGGCAACCTTACCCACATCATCTACGACCAGCAGGGCAAAGAACTCCTCCGCACCGCCGACACGCTTGCCGCTGATGTCGCTTATGTCGGCATGGTGCGCCAAATTATCGGCGCGGAATTCAGCCAAGATGCTTACAACGTCCAGCAATTTGCAAACTGGTGGGCGACTCAAGATCCCAAGCAAGCCAGCAACGATCTGCGCGATGCACGCCTGCCCAACCAAGGCATCACCGCCGAGCAGAAAGTGCAAATACTGGAACAGGTGGGCAACAAACAAGGCATCGAAGAACTACACCGACGCATTGCCCAATCGCCCTACGCCGGAACTCCCTACGACCAAATCGTCATTCTTGGCGAAGCCAGTGTGGAGCAAGTGGGCGACATGGTTTTCCGTTCTGTAATGACGGTGTATCCCAAGGGCGACCTCCGCGCCGCCCGCGAGGAAATGCACCATACAGCCGTCCGCTTTGCTGCAGCCAATGGACGCGCCGACGAGAACACCCTGCGCGGATGGCTGGAAGCGTCCGAGCGAGTTTTTGCCGAGAGTGGCTTGGGCATCGCGCTACCTCGCGCCGACATGACCGACATCGTCGAGTCAATGGCCGTGGTGCAGGAAGCCTTTGAAAACGAACGCATCAGCGCGGACGTCGAGATGAGTCTGCCGCAAGAGTTTGTTGCCTACATCAAGCGCATGATCCAAGTCTTTGTCGAAGTGCTGAAGCGCGGCAAAGCACTGCGCGAAGCCTTTGATGCCGGTGCGCTGCCCTCCGAGTTTGAAGCGTTCCTTGCCGAGACAACCGGCGTGGCTGACCAGACCATCGTAGACCGCTCCCGCGAAAAGACCGCGCAGGAGGTTGCGCCGGAGGTGGCGAATTATTCGATTGGTCTGCGCGAGCCAGACGCCTTCCGCTTCAACGAGCAAACACTGCCCAACGGCAACGTGCGCTTCATCGCATACCACGGCAGCGAGCAGGCTTTGTCGGAAATCCAAGACCAGCCGATTTACGTCAGCAGCATGTCCGACGGCGCGGGCTACGGAACGCCGACCCGCGTCATCGTCGAAGGCAAGTTTGTTTCGGAAAACGAGATTGAAGCGTTTGCCGCCAAATACGGCATCGCAATGGAAGATTTGTTCCACGAAGAGGCATCGATGGAGCGGGACTTGCAGGAGGCGCTCCGAGCCGAGGGCTACGACGGTGCGATGTATTACGATCAGCGGCGTGACGACGGCGAAGTGGTTCCCGCGGCGATTATTGTCAACCCGCAGGCCATCCGCATGGAGCCGGTTTCCAACTATTCTATCGCCGTTCCATCCGAAGTAGACGAAGCCGCGGTCTACGATTCGGTGCTAAAGTTGGCCGGTAGCCGCAAATGGGATCGTGGGCGCGACCTCAAGATGGCCATGCAGGAAGCCGTCCTTTCACGCGCACAGGCAGCGGGCGTGGATGTTTCCGACATGTCGCCGGAGACAAAAGCCTATCTTGTCCGCGTGGCGTTGCGTGACGCTCTGTTTGCGCTGAAGCAAAACCCGAATGCCATCGGATGGTATGACATCAAGACGCGGCAGGCTCTGGCCGTCATGGCGCTGATCCATCCCGAAATCGGAACCGACGAGAACGCACGCTTCGCCTTCACATGGATTCTGGCAGTGACGTCCAACGGGCTGAAAGTGGACATGAACTTCGATTTGGCCGAGTCCGTTTACCGCCAATACAAAAAGAAAAAGGTCATGCCGACCAACGTCGGTATCGGCACCGCGGGCAAGGCAATCAACAACTCGCTCAAGTTGTTCAATCGTTTGGCTAAAGAGTGGGGCATCGACAACTTCCGCGCATTCACCCAGACCACGTTCAAGGTTGCCGAGATTTCGTCCATTGACAAAAATCTCAAGCCGAGCGGCGAATTTGCTGCAACCGACGTTCGCGGTGCGGCTATCGCTGGCCCCAAAATCGGCAACGGATTTTTCAGCAACCTCAACGGTTTCTTCGACGCGCTCACGATGGATCGCTGGCTCATCCGCACATGGGGCCGGTGGACTGGCACGCTCATCAAAGCAATGCCGGAGCAGACGACAAAGGCCACCGAGCGCCTGCAAAAAGCGGTTGAGGCAGTAAGCAGCGAACAGGCGTCCGAATTGTCCGCGGTGATTGGTTTGGACATTCCGACAGCGACCATGCCCGAATTGGCGCAGGCGCTGGCCAAGGCATCGATGGACAAGGAGATTCGCGAGGCGCTCAACTCCGTCAGCGAGGAACTACGCAAGGCGGGCAACAGTCTTGCCAAATACCTCGACGGCCAAAAGGAAGCTCCCTCCGGCCCCGCCGAACGCAACAACGTCCGAGAAATTTTCCAGTCCGTCTTGGATGAACTTCGCGCTACCGAAGAGTATAAAGACCTTACAATGGCCGATTTACAGGCCGTCCTGTGGTATGCCGAAAAGCGCCTCTACGAATCCGCCAAAGAAGACTTTGTTGACGACGACGAGACAGAGGGCTACGCTGATGATGAAGCGCCGGACTACGCCAACGCCGCGGCCAAAGTGGCTCGCGACAAAGGAGTGTCCCAAGCGCGGATTTCTAAAGCACTTACCGATACAGCCAATGTCACCGCAGGAGGAACACGATCTTCAAATGCAGGACGCCTTGGAGCCACAGGAGGGCAGCAAGGCGCGGCTGGAGGCTTTACTCAAGGCCAAAAGCGGCTCTTCCGAGGCAATGTCGCAGTCCGCACCGTCCGACGCGGTCGCGGCTCAAATGCAGCGCCATCGTGGTCTTACAGCCGAGAAGGCAGTGGAGATGGCGGAAGCGTTCGGGTTCTAAAGAAGATCGCGGTCAAGTATACCGCGTCCTACAAAGCCGGTCGCGACATCCGGCGCGTTTTTCGCAACAATGGCATCGAAGCGCCTCGCTTTGTCGAGTTGGTGCAAGACGAGGCCAATGCTACGCGGTTTTCCGAACTAATCACCGCCAGTAAAAAGGCAAGCAAGTTTGGCGCGGCGGTCTATGTCTATCCAACCGGCGACTACCAAGGTATGCGTTTGTTTCTGTCCGAAGATGGCACCACCGGCTTTGCGCTCAAATCCAACGGCGACATCGTCTCCGTGTTTTCAACCGGCGGTGCCGGTCATGGCGCTTTGGAGTTGGCGGTTGCGGAAGGCGGCACGCGCCTCGACGCTTTTGACACCATACTCCCAGACTACTATTCCTCGCATGGCTTTGTTGCCGTCTCGCGTCTGAAGTGGGACGACTCGCAATCGCCCGACGGCTGGAACAAGACCCTTTACAAAGAGTTCAACAACGGCGAGCCGGACGTTGTCTTCATGGCGCACCAGCCATCCTATCTTGGCTGGTATAGTCAAAACGACGGCACCGTCTACACCGACTACAACGACGCGGTGGACGCGCAGGATCGAGCCGTGGCCGACGCCACGACCGGCGCAAACATCAGCACGCGCAACTACTCCATCTCCACCCAGTCCGAAATCGACCGCGTCGGCGCGGCGTTGGATCGTCTTGCCCGCAGTCCCTCCGAGCGCATCTCGCAGTATGCCGCGCTGAAAGAACGCCTTGCCGCGGCCTTGGAGCGCAACAAGCCGATCATGCAGTCCATGCGCGGCGACATGTTGCCGCAGGATTTCGACCGCACGCGCATCCTCAACGACCTTGGGTTCCTCGACTACATCCTCAAGGTGCTACCGCCGGAAGTGCGCGGGCGGGTGGGGGGCTACACCAACCTCGCCAGCATTGCGCCGGTAGACGTCTACAAGGGCGATCAGAAAGTCAGCGAGGCCAAGAACCCCGCGGGCGCAATCATCAGCGCGTGGATGCGCGAGGGTCAGAATATTGGGCAGGCGCAGAAAAACACGGCACTGCCGGAAGGCTACAGCACGGTGCCAAACACCACCGACGAGCGCAGGGACAAAACCATCGCCAACTTCCTTATCGACCGGCTCAAGAAGATCGACCGCGAACTGGAGCGTTACTACAAGCGCGACCTCATGGAGCGCATCTTCGATGTGCTGGACAAGTCGCGTCCCAAGGCCGGTCAAAGCGGAGTCAAGCGCAGCACGCTGGGGCCGGAAACGCAGAAGTTTGCCGACATGGTCTACCGCGCCTCACTGCTCGACGATGAAAAGACGCCAAAGCGTCTGGCGCAAATTGAGGCGGAAATCACCAGCATTGTGCCAAAAGACGGCGATCCCGAATCGGTGGCGAAAAGCCAGAAAGAAATTTCGCAACTTTCTGAAGAGTGGACAATCGTCAACACGTTTGGCGATTTAAAGAACCGCTCGTCCGAGACGCTGGCCAGCGGCTTGGATTGGTTGCGCGATCAACTCAAAGCCGGACGCGAATCGTGGCGGATTAAGGAAGCTGCCCGCATCCAAGAAAACCGCGAGCGAGCCGCCAAAGTTATCGCGTTCTTGGGCAAACCAACCGACGTCGGACGCTTTGAAAACAAGTCAAGGTTGCAGCGATTCCTGCAAACGGCCAACGCCATCGACCTCGACCACAAGAGTTTTGAGCAGTTTGCTTTTTGGCTTTTTGGCGATGAGGTCTCCGCTGAACTGTCGGAAAAGATGATGCGGGCCAATATCAATGTGGCCAAGACAGAGCTTGAGCATAACCGCGCCATTCTTGCCGCGCTGCGTGAGGGGGCGAAGGCGGCTGGCACCACCCGCGGCAGGGCGTTGGCCGCGTTCAAGGAGAACCAGTCCAATGCCGTCCGCAAGCTACAAGGCCGCAAGGTCAAGCCGGTTGAAATTTCCATCGAACTGGCCAAGAAGATTGTGCGCGGGCTGGCCGACCGTGGCAGCTTGTCAAATCAAGACGTCCAAACTTTGGCCGACGAATTGGCCTCATTGCCGCGAGACACCAAAAAAGAAAACGTCACCATTCAGCAAGTAATTTTCCGCGGCGAGGAAGTGCGCCTCACCTTGAGCAAGGCACAGGCCATGCAACTCTGGCTGACATGGCAGCAAACCGACGCGCAGGAGAAAATGCGGAAGGACGGCTTCAATGAGGACAGCATTGCGGACATCGAAGACCTCCTTGCCGATCCGTTTTCGCAAACGATCTTGCGCTTTATGCGGCGCACTTACGGCTCCGGCTACGGCATCACCAATCCGATCTATGCCCGCATGTTTGGCATGAACATGCCAATGGTCAGAAACTACGCTCCGGCCCGCTACTTATCGGAAAAAGAAATCAAAGATGTCGGACTCGACGGCTCGCCGCTGACTGCCGGTGGTCAGCCCAGCTTTGCCAAGTCCCGCGTCAGCCACAGCGCCAAGCTGGCACCGGAAGACGCGATGACGGTGCTACAAGGCCATCTCGCCATGCAGGCGCACTTTGTCGCTTTTGCCGAACTCCACCGCGAATACCGCTCGCTGTTGTCTAATCCCGAAGTGCGTCAAGCCATCCGTCAAAAATTTGGCGAAGACGTCCTCCAAACCGCCGAAATGTGGGGGGATCAAATGGAGCAACGCGGCGGAAACAAAGCGCGGGAAATCAAGTGGCTGCAAAACCTTGTGGGAACTATCATTGGCGGTCAGTCCGTGTCGTTGTTGGGCCTTAACCTCAAGTCGCTGGCCATGCAGAGCGACAACTTTATGCGCTTTTTCTTGGCGCTGGACAGTCGTCAGATTGGGTCGGCCCTATCTGACCCAGCCGCCCTTATGCGGAACATTAAGAAGGTATGGAAGACCGACATTCTTCAAACCCGCAAAGAGGGCGGTGCCACGGCAGAAACGCGGTTTTTCTTTGAGCGGTTTGTCTCCATGTTCCGGCGCGGAACCAAAGTGGCCGAATTGTCAATGGTTCCGATGAACTACACCGACTCCGCGGGCCTGTCTGTTTCCGGCGCTGTCGTTTACGAGGCGGCTTACAAGGACGCCATCGAAAGTGGCATGAACGAACGGTCAGCCGAGCAAGCGGCCAAGGACGCTGTAGAGGCAATGGTTTACCGCTACGGCCAGCCGGTGTTGATGGGCCAGAAGTCCAATATTGAAAACTCCGGCAATGTTTTCACAAAATCTTTCTTTCTTTTCATGTCCGATCCGCGTCTGAAAATGGCGCTTATTTCCGATTCCGTCCGAGGTCTGGCCACCGGACGCGGCGACTGGAAGGCCCATGTGCGCCGGATTGTGGCCATCGAATTAATGGCTGTGGTCTCGCACGTTTTAGCCACTTACTTCCGCGACCTAACCAGCGACGACGAAGACGAGGATTTGTGGTCGGTCGGCGGATTTGGACGCGCCTTACTGCTGGCCCCCTTCCAAGGATACTTCCTGTTGGGAACTGCCGGTGAACTTCTGCTATCGCGCCTCATGGAGGGCAAATGGTTCACGCCTACCCAAAACCCGCTTGTCCGCGTGGCAGACACCGGCCTTCGGGCGTTTAACAATCTCGACGACGCCCTCAATTTCGACGACCCCGACGCGCTGGTCAAAGAATGGACAAACATTACCCGCGCCATTGCCGTGGCCCCACCACTCGCCGCGCCCGCCGTCATCATGAACCTCGTTCGCCCGCTGGTGCAGGGATGGGAGCGCATGGACGACGACGAATAAACTATTGCGCCACCATGCACCCGAAGGTTTAGTCAAATCTCACTACTATGGCCGTTCAATCCGATACCTCTCGCATTTCCTACGCAGGCAATAACTCGACCTCGACGAGTTACGCCGTCCCGTTTGTCTTTTTGGAAAACGCCCACCTCAAGGCCATCGCCAAGACCAGCGCCGGAGTCGAAACCGTCGTCACGCTGACCAACCACACCGGAGCCGGAAACGTCAACGGAGGCACCGTCCGCACCTCCGTCGCCATCCCCACGACCAGCACGCTCACCATCTACCGCGACGTCCCGATCACCCAGACGACGACCTACGCCGAAGGCGGCGACTTTCCCGCCGCCAGCCATGAGCGTGCGCTGGACAAGCTGACCCAGATTTCCCAGCAAAACGCCCGCAAACTTGGCAGCGCCCTCCGGCTTTCCGAAGCCAACCAGATCGGAGAACTCAACCCACCACTGACCAACCAGCAGCACATTCTCTCCAGCGTAGGCGGCGCGGCCCCGTCATGGCAGGCGCTCCCATCCTTGTCTATCGGCCCCGTCATCGCCACCGGATCGACGACCCCCCGCAGCGTCCAAGACCGTTTTGCCGATGCCATTAACGTCAAAGATTTTGGGGCAACTGGAGACGGAGTGACAGACGACCGCGATGCTTTTGTGGCAGCGGCGAATGCGGCAACCGCGCAGTCAAAGCGCCTTATTATTCCTTCCGGCACATACAACATTAGCGGCGGCGGGCTGATACCGATTGGAGATGTTTGCATTGAGAGCTACGGCACAATCACCGGAGCGGGAGCATCGTTTGGCGCGCAAAACTGCCCTTTTGGAACAGGGAATTTTCAGTTCCACAAAATGGGAACCTACCAAAATGTGCTTCAGTTCGACAGGTGGAACGTCAACGCCACAGATTCAGAGGCTCACGCCGGTATTGCGGTTCTGCGCCGTTATGATGGCCGTGCAAATACGTCGTCCTATCACCAGTCTGGAACCCCAATTTCGGGCTATCTTCACTACGGTGAAGAACGCGCAGCTTTAGCGCAAAAAGCAAGCGGAACAGCGAACGCGGTTGCGGGTCATATAAATGTTTTTTCTTTAGACAACGGCACAGGAGGGGGGCGATCAGAAATTGTTCCAGTGGCCGGAGCGGTGTCGTGCAGCCCAACCGCCTCAATCACTGCCGGAGGCAACTACTACAACGAGTTCAGTATAAATGGCCCTACCGGCACAAGCGGTTCTGATCCGCAGCGAGAGGGCTTTTTGGCAGGCGGATGTTTCTTGGTGCAAAAATACTGCCCATCAAACACAAAAGACGCCAACCACGAAGGTTCTTACGGGATAACCATAACGACGCGATGCGGAAGTGGTGGATTTGATTTTTCGCGCCCATCCAATGTTGAAACATACAAATTGTTCGCCGGTTTGGCTATCAACGGTTGGTCTGGCGTGGCCGGAGTCGCCACAGACGGACATTCGGCTTCGGCTAATTCTGCTTATGAGTGGGGAATCATAGTTGGAGGGCATGGTTCTGTTTGGACTGCTCACGATACCAACAGCAAGATTGATACAGGCATCGGTATCCGAGATTACGTTTTCTGGGGCTTGCAGATATTTTCGCGCCATCCAGACAACAACGCTGACAGCGGGGCAATCGCCGTCCATGCCGGTGCCGGTGCGAGTCTTTTCGGCATGTCGTCTGCATCCGCTGACACCGTTTCTGTTATACAAGCGCAATCGTCTGGACGTTTTGACAGTGCGATCCGCGTTTGGCCGACCACACACGTTTCAAGCGAAAGAGCCGGTTTGCGCTTGGATGATTGGACTTTTATCCAAGACACATCCGGAACCGGAACAAAAGACTTTAGCATTTACCAAGCCGGAACAGCCAATGCAACTCGCGCTATTATCAGCACAAGCGGCAATGTAAGTATTGGCAGCGTCGATCCTTTAAGCAAGTTGCATGTCGATGGCGACATCACCGTTTCCAATGCGACAACGGCAACTTCCGCGGCAGCAGGAACCAACGGAAGCACTCCCGCACAAGTTGAGGGCTATCTCGTGGTAAAAATCAACGGAACAGCACGCAGAATACCTTATTACAACGCGCCATGAAGACTCTGATCGAAAACAACGAAACTTCCGCGAGCTATGAGTTCACGAGCGGAACGGCAGTGCGACAATTCACAGTTACATCTGGCCCTCAAGTGACAGAAGAAACTGTTGTCGTCGATTTTGAAGCTTTGGCCGACGCAGAATACCAAAGGTGGTTGGAGTGGTTGAATATCACGCAAGAATAACAAACATGGAACACACCATACAACTTACAGTAAGCCAATTACAGGTCATTAGTGCCGCGCTGTGTGAATTGCCATTCCGTATGGCTGCGCCTGTGGTTGATGCAATCAACAAGCAACTTCGTCCTCCCGCGCCACATACAGACGAATCTTATACGCCTCCAGCGTGGCCAACCGAATCCAAATGATTTTGGAACTCAAAACCTCCGCAGCCATGCTGACCGCCGGAACATTCGGCGTCTTCGCTACCGCCACGCCGGTCATGGAGTCCTTCGGCTGGCTTCGCACTGTGGCCGAACTGGGCAGCTTTGGACTGGTCGCGTTCAGCGCCATCATGCTGCTGGTCAAGGTCGCACCGGCTTTTATCAACCACTTGGACAAGGCGCGTGATTCTTTCCTTGTCGAACTTTCCAAAGAGCGCGAGCAGCGTCACGCGAACGCGGAGAAACTCAATCAGTCGCTGCACCAGATCGACCAGTCGATCCGCGACGTCCATCACACTTTGAAGGGGGTCAAGTAAATGAGCGTCAAAATTCAAGACTGGAACCGCGTAGCCTCGCAAGTCGTCCTCGTCGCGCAGGGGCCGGATGGCAAGCCCGCGTTGCTCGCGGAGAACAAGCCTGCCTACGACTACCGCGCCTTCACTTGGACAAGCGGCAATGCAACGCAGGTGGTCTACCGGCAAGGTGGAGCAAGCGGAACCATAGTGCTGACCGAAACCTTCACCTACGACGGCGACGGCAACCCGCTCACCCAGACGCTGACCTACCCGTAACATGCCTTGGAAATACAACCCGTTTACTGACGCGCTTGACCTCACTGGATCGGGCGGCGCGAGCTACATCGATGGGGTAGTGGCTGACAGTTCTTTGCTTCCTGTCACCCTTGGAACACCGGCCCTCGACTCCGTTTTCCTTGCCAAGGCGGGTTCCGGCCTGTGGCTAATTTCTCGACGGCCCGCGGGACTGTATGTGCGTGTGGCCAACAACGGCGTGGCCGCGGATTGGACTTATCTTGGCGCGTTTCCAGAGGTGAATGCAGACGCCAACTGGGAGCTATACAATACGGCTGACCCCACCAAAGAACTGAAGTTCGATTTGTCCAGCATCTCCACCGGCACCACCCGCACCCTATCCGCACCGAATGCCTCGGGAACCATCGCTCTCACCTCCCAGCTCGTAGACACCCGCATCTACACATCGAACGACACTTGGACAAAACCGGCCGGAGCCAAGCGCATTGAATTCATCATAATCTCCGGTGGCAATGGCGGCGGCGGTGGGCGGCGCAGCGACTCATCGACAGCCGCCTCTGGTGGCACGGGCGGCAACGGCGGTAGAGTTATCATTGGCCAAGCTGATGCTGCATATTTTGGCGCGACAGAAGCTGTCGTTGTGGGCGCAGGCGGCGCGGGCGGCGCGGCAAGAACGGCAAGCGATACAAACGGCGCTGCTGGAACCGTCGGCGGCGAATCAAGTTTTGGCTCGATTGCAACGGTAGGTGCGAGCACGGGCGGCGGCGCGGCCGGAACAACAGCGGCCTTGGGCAATACAACGGCCACTGGCAATGCCGTCCTATACTACGGAACAATCGCCGCTACTTCTCGCGGCGGAGCAACGTCTATCACGGCAAACTCTGGCGCGGGCATTGATGCTAACGTGTGCCCCTCTGCGGGCGGCGGCGGCGGCAGTAAAAGCTCGGCGGGAGTTTATTATGTCGGCGGCGACGGCGGGGCAGTAGGGGCATTTACGAACTCTCGCGTAGGTGTCACAGCCGGAGGCGTTGCCGCCGCCAACGCGGCAGGCGGAAACGGCGGCCTGTCGCACATGGCATTCTTCGGCACCGGCGGCGCGGGCGGCAGTCCCGATGGCTCCACAGGCGCAGCCAACAAAGGCGGCAACGGCGGACTCTACGGCGGCGGCGGCGGCGGCGGATCAGGCAGCTTTAACGGCGCAGGCGGCGACAACTCCGGCGGCAACGGAGCGCAAGGCATCGTCGTCATAACCACTTACTTCTAATGACCGAGAAATACGCCATCCTCGATCAAGCCAACGGACACCTCGTCAACGTCGTCCTCTGGGACGGCGACACCGCCAAGTGGCAACCGCCCACCGGAACATCCGCCGTGCGCCTCGCCGACATCGACCTCGCCACACTTCCGCCCGCGCCCGCACCGGAAGCCGAGCCGATCACCGCCGAAGAATGGGTCGAGCAGCACCTCACATCGACGCAACTCCACGCACTGTCCGATCTTCGCTTGTCGCTTGTGCTGGCGGGTAAACCCCTTGGGCCGCTCATGCAATCCCTGCGTGACTGGACTTCGCAATTGATCGTGGCATCGGCGGCAGATCCTTCGCCGCGGAACGATTGGCCCGCTGCACCTTGCTCCTACGAAGCCGCGAGTGCCGAAGCCATCGCCGCATTGGCCTCAAACCCTTGACCCCCATCCGGCGGGACGGTGTAGTCAAAACATGCGCCTCTTTCTAATCATCGCCGCTTTGACGCTGACAGGCTGCGCGAATTTTTCCGAAGTCCGCTTTGGCTACGACTTCACTAACAAATCGCTGACGGTATCCATGCCGTTGGCCAAACCGACATCAACAAAATGAAAAATTGGCAAACGACCCTTTTGGGTATTCTCACCATCATCGCTTCGGCCTCCAGTGCTGGCCGCGATTTCCTCACCACCGGACAGCTTCCCGACCTTGGGTTGCTCTTCGCTTCGCTGACCGCGGGATTTGGTTTGGTCATGGCACGCGATGCCCGCAACTAAACCGAAGACGCGCCCGCGTATCACCGCGCAGGACGTCGAGGAGATTGCTCGCAAACACGGAGTCAAAGACTCTGTCGCTATCGTGGGCATCCGCGGCTACTACCTCCGCACGCTTGGCAACCCGAAGAAGAACGACCGCGGCATCTGGGACGACTGCATAGCGGTAATCTCGCCCACCGCGTTCGCCGCTTACAACGGCAACACCGACCCGTCGTTCTGGCGCAAGGGCATCGCGTCCCTTGTCGAAGGCGTCCACAAATACCGGAAGGGGCGGCACGGCATTTCCCGCGGCAACCCGTATCCGGCGCTGCGCCCAGCCAACCCCAGCGAATCGCTGCCGGTGACGCGGGACGGGCAGCTTGGCCGCTCGCAAGGTGTGGCCATCAACATCCACCGCGGCGGCAGCATCAATTCGGTATCACAATCTGTGACTTCAAGTCTTGGATGCCAAACGATCCCACGCGAGCAGTGGCCCAGCTTTATCGGACTCGTCTACGGGGAGATGGATCGCTACGGGCAAAAGGTTATTCCTTACGTTCTAACAACGGCACAGAGCGCCTAATCGCTTCGGCCATAGTTTGTATCGAAGCATGAGTGTAGTTGTTGCTGACCTTTGTCGAATCGTGGTCGCAGACCAGTTGCCGCACGCGCTGATCAACCCCTGCATCGACCATGAGAGTGTTGATCGTATGCCGCCAGCTATGAAACGTCTTGTCCGTAATCCCGCGACCTTCGCCTTTCTTCTTGGTCTTGATCCTTGCAACGCCAGCGCGGTCGAGTAAGCGCGAGAAGTGCCGCGAGGCAACGGTGATGCTCATGGCGTCGAGCGTGGGCGTGATCTTGCCGCGGCCCCGCAGCTTGTTTAGCTCCCCGACCAGCGGCACTGCGACAACCTTGCCGCGACGGCTTTTCTTTTCTGGCATGAACCGGAGGACGCCGCTTTCTATTTCCTCGTGGCTGCGATGGATGGCGTCTCCCAACCGCATGCCGAAGAACAAACCGAAGAGGCAGGCAATGCGCCACTCTTTGTCCGCGGCGGCGAGGATGGCGCTGATGTCTTGGGTCGAGAACGGCTTCCGACCCGTCGGCGTGGCGTCCTCGCTCATGCGGAACAGTGCCGCCGGATTCGCGTCGATCTCGCGGAGGTGCAGGGCGCGGGTGAAGACGGCGCGGACGGTCTTGGTGATCTGCTGGGCGCTGCGAGCCGACAGCCCGCGTTTAATCAGCGCGTGGTAGAACTCCGCTATATCCTCTGGGGTTATGGACTTGAGGTCATGCCGCGCCCGTTGGCCAAGGAAATCAGCGAAGTGCTGGCAGTGGGATCGGTAGGAGTCAACGCTGCGAGGCTTGGCCGTCTTTGCGCCTATATAGCCCTGTGCGGCCTTTTCCCATGTGGTGCGGCGCATTGACCCCTTGACGCCCGCGGCCCGCATGAGAGCCGCCACGCTCGCTTTCATCCACACCTCATCCGGTATCTGGTCGCGTAGCTCGCGCCCGATCCGCTCCAATTCGTCGGCATACCGCTGGGCCGTTTTGCGCGGGGTTGTCTTGTGCAGCATCTTTGTGCTACGACAAGTCTGACGCCAGAAACCGCCGTCTGGGTGGTCTTGTGAGAAAATCCAGACCCGCATGCGGGCCATCCAATAGGGACTGTTGGGAAGGATAATGAGTGAAGACATAAGAGGTGAGAGTTGACCCAGCCAGTTCTACACTAAAATGCCTACAATGCATCAAGAAAATAGTCGTTTGTCTCTGTAACAGAAGGGGTTACACGAAGCGTCGGTTCGATTCCGACCCTCGCCTCTCTCTCTGTAAAACAGCGGATGGGGCTTAAAGTTGACACACCCAGTTGGCACACGTTTTAGATATTGCAGAACCTTTAGGCGTGCGTTTGACTAAACCGTGCCATATGCCGACCGAAACGAGCAGTTAGCGGCAATGCGGAAACGCTACGCCGAGCGGTATGCCAGCGACCCGAAGTTCCGTAAGGCAGAATCCAAGCGCAAGGCCAAGTTCTACGCCGACAATCCAGCCTACCAGCGCCGCGTGAAGCGCAAGGTCAAGGCCCGCCGTTCCGCTAAATAATTTTCTGGTTGTCC